CACTAGCACATACCCGCAAGTGATTTGGGTTAACATGAGCTACCCCAACATTGAGATGTATGTGTACCCCAAGCCTACCAAGGTGCTTGAGTGGCATTTCATTTCTGTTGAAGAGTTAACAAAGCCTGCGTTGCTGTCCACCACCCTTGCTTTCCCACCGGGTTACCTCAGAGCGTTCAAGTACAATCTCGCTTGTGAAATTGCAGCCGAGTTTGGCGTAGAGCCTCCGCCGCAAGTGCAACGCATCGCAATGACATCTAAGCGCAATCTGAAGCGCATTAATAACCCTGATGATGTCATGTCTATTCCATACGCAATTGTCGGAACTCGTCAGCGGTTTAACATCTTTGCGGGCAACTATTAATGCAAACACCTATTTTAGGCCAAAGCTATGTCGCCCGCAGTGTTAACGCTGCTGACAGCCGCATGGTTAATTTGTTTCCAGAGGCTACACCTCAAGCAGGCAAGACAGCGGGGTTCTTGAACCGCGCTCCAGGTCTTCGTCTGCTTGAAACTCTTGGTACTGGGCCTATTCGAGGGTTATGGTCGCCTGACCCTAACGGGCTGTATGCCTACGTTATATCGGGCAATGCGTTCTACCGGATTGACACCAGCTATAACGTAGAGAATTACGGCTATGTGAGCGGCACGGGTCAAGTGTCGATGGCAGATAATGGGACGCAATTGTTTATTGCTTCCAACCCTGATGGCTACATCTTCAACATGACGACGTTGATTTTTGCGCCAATCACCGATCCTGATTTCCCCGGCGCTGTTACGGTCGGGTATCTGGACGGGTATTTTGTTTTCAACGAGCCTAACTCACAGCGCGTATGGACAACGGTTCTTCTTGATGGATCGTCTGTAGATCCGCTTGATTTTGCCAGTGCTGAAGGTTCGCCCGACGGCCTTGTCTCGCTTATCATCGACCATCGCGAGGCGTGGTTGTTTGGTACGAACTCGGTTGAAGTTTGGTACGACGCGGGCAATGCAGGCTTTCCGTTAACCCGTATTCAGGGCGCTTACAACGAAATCGGGTGTGTAGCTGCGTACTCTGTCGCCAAACTGGACAACGGCGTGTTCTGGCTCGGTGGCGATGCACGCGGTGAGGGTATCGTCTACCGCACAAACGGCTACACAGGCCAACGTGTCTCAACGCACGCTATTGAGTGGCAAATTCAACAGTACGGCGATATCTCGGATGCTATCGGCTACACATACCAACAGGATGGCCACGCCTTCTACGTTCTGATCTTTCCATCCGCCGGTGCAACGTGGGTGTATGATGTTGCAACCGACAACTGGCACGAACGGGCTGCGTGGGTAAACGGGGCGTATACCCGTCATCGTTCCAATTGCCAGATGGCGTTCAACCATCAAGTTATTGTCGGTGATTATAATGATGGACGCATTTATGCGTTTGATTTGGAAACGTACTCTGACGATGACCAACCGCAGCGTTGGCTTCGTTCATGGCGGGCTCTGCCACAAGACCAGAACACGCTCGTCCGTACAGCCCAGCACAGCCTTCAGCTTGATGCTGAAACAGGCGTTGGGCTTAACAACGGGCAGGGCAATGACCCACAAGCCATGCTTCGTTGGTCGGACGATGGCGGTCATACTTGGTCAAATGAGCATTGGGCGTCAATGGGTGCTATCGGTGCTTACGGCACTCGTACCTTCTGGCGTCGGCTTGGTATGACCAATAAACTGCGCGACCGAGTGTATGAGGTATCAGGAACAGATCCTGTGAAGATAGCTATCGTCGGCGCAAACCTATTGTTGAGCGGCTCAAGTGCCTAACGCAAACCGCGTCCCAACCACACAAGTCCCGCTAACAGACCCGACTACAGGATTAGTCTCCCGCGCTTGGTTTCGGTTTTTTGAAAACCTGAACACAATGATAAGCGATGTCTATACGCCAACATTGGTCAACACGACCAACATTGCGTCTAGCACGCCTGCGATTTGTCAGTATTTTCAAATCTACAACGTGCTTACGGTAAGCGGTCAAGTTACGATACAAGCTACGGCTACAGGCGCGTGTAATTTGAAAATGACACTGCCGGTTGCTAGTAAATTTACATTTTCCGGTCAAGCCGCAGGCACGTTTGCTACGACCACCGCAGGCGGTACAGCGCAGGGCGCTATCTTGGCTGATATTACGAATGATCAACTTGAATTTCGGTTTACGGCTACGAATACAGCGTCAACGGTCTATTCTTTCACGGCTACTTACCAACTTGTGCAATAGTAAAAATCAATGTAGGGTGCGGCTATGGCAGTCATTCTTTCCCCTTTAGCCGGTGCAGGCTGGCAGTTCTTCGACGACAACGGCGATCCGTTGACGGGCGGGCTGATATATACTTACGCCGCAGGGACAACTACACCGCTTACAACATTTACCGACAGCACTGGCGCTACACCTAACACCAACCCGATTGTGCTTGATTCGGCAGGGCGTGTGTCAGCCCAAGTTTTTTTGACTACGGGTAGCAGCTACAAGTTTGTGTTGCAGACCTCGGCAAGCGTTACAATTTGGACAAAAGACAATATTGACGGAATTCCTGAGTCTAGCATTACGTCTCTTCGCCTTAACGGCTCAACGTCTGGCTATGTAGATTTGCAGACCGTTCCTGTTGCGGGTGCAAATACAATTACATTCCCGGCGGCTACAGGCACGGTTCTGTTAGACCCGAATACGGCGTTTACTGGCACGTCTACATTTGAAACTATCTCGGCTACTAAAGACATCTCTGGCCGCACACTAAACGCATCTGGTTCGATTACGGTCGGCAGTTATTTGTACGGCAGCGGCACGGGGCAGTTTAAAATTCCTGAAGGCACGACGGCTCAGCGCGCAGGGTCGTTTACCGGCATTGGGTCGATCACAGCTACAACCCTATCGCTTTCATCCGTGTCAGCGGGAACGGCGTATGTCGGCGCAACAATCACAGGTACGGGCGTAACCGCCGGCACGCGCATCACAGCGTTTGTAACCGGCACAGGCGGCGCGGGAACGTACACGGTCAGCGCATCTCAGACGGTAGCGTCTACAACGATTACCGACCAAGCTGTTGCGGGCATGATGCGGTACAACTCAACGCTGTCTACCTTTGAAGGGTACAGCGCGGGCAACTGGGGGTCGATTGGCGGCGGTGCTACGGGCGGTGGCTCTGATGCCGTGTTTAACTTGAACGACAAGACCATTACGACCTCGTACACGATTGCGTCTACCAAGAACGCCAACTCCGTTGGCCCTTTAACCATTAACTCAGGCGCAGTAGTTACGATCTCGTCTGGCTCACGTTGGGTGGTTCTCTGATGTCTCAAATTGTACTCACCTCTGATCCTCTCAGCACAACAACCGCAGGCGCGTTGGAGTATGACGGCGTAGCGTTGTACGCTACACCTACGGCTGCACAACGCGGCGTCATAATGGCTGAACAGATTATTCTGTTGCAGGCGGCTTACACGTTGACCTCACAGACCGCCGCGCAGAAACTGTTCAACACGCCTACTGGTGGCCAAGTTACATTGACCGCCGGCACTTATGAATTTGAGTGTTTTTACTCACTCAGCGCCATGAGCGCAACTTCAGGTTCATTCGGGTTTGCTTTAGGCGGCACGGCTACCTTCACGCAGTTCTTTTGGAGCCTTGCACAAAAAGGCGCTGCGGCAGTTGCTACAGCTACGGCTACGCAATCCACATACAATGTTGCGGCCAACACAACTTTAGCAACCGCGTCGGTTAACACGGTCGGCTACGCCAATATCTCAGGCATCATCAACGTGTCTGTTACTGGCACAGTCATCCCGCAAGTATCACTTGGGATCGCGGCTGCGGCGGCGGTTGGTATCGGCTCATATTTTCGTATTCGTCCTATCGGTAACACTACAGTCACTTCAGTCGGAAATTGGAGCTAAACCATGTCTTCAATTGTTCTCACCGCAGACACTCTTCTTGGAACACCTACCATCGGCTCTGTTGAGTTTGATGGCAAGGCGTTTTACAACACAGCGCAAGGCACGCAGCGCGGGGTTATACCCGGCGCTCAGTTCTTTCGGTTGGAGTCTAACCTTGCAGGCGCAAACGTCGCTACAGTGCAAAGTGTCTTTGGGGTTAGCGTCACGTTGTCTACTTCAACGATATACGCTTTTGAAGCCATGTATTACTTTAACAAAACAGCGGGGACTACATCTCATACCCTTGGTATTGGGTATGGTGGGTCGGCGACAATTAACAGTATATTGTGGAACTCGGTTGGTATTGATGGCTCTGCTACATTACCAACTAGGTCTACCCCCGGACTTGCCGCAAATGCCGCCGTTACAAATCAAACAATTACCGGAGCAACAGCTTCGGCTGCCGCAACAACTTTTGCAAACATTAAAGGCATGGTCAGCATCAATGGCGGCGGCACGTTCACGCCTCAGTACACGCTCTCTGCCGCTCCCGGCGGTGCGTACAGCACTATGGCGAATAGCTACTTCCTGATCTACCCAATCGGCGCGTCCGGCGCTAACATTTCCGTAGGAGCTTGGGCATGACCGTAACGATTGATGGATCAGCAAGCGTCACGATTAACTCAGGCGCGGTGCTGGGAATTAACTCTAGTACCGCTGTAGCATCTACCTCTGGCACTAGCATCGACTTCACTAGCATACCATCATGGGTAAAACGCATAACGGTGATGTTGTCTGGCGTAAGTACAAACGGAACTTCTCTTATTCAAGTTCAAATTGGCGCGGGGAGCGTTGTTTCAAGCGGATACTTAGGAACTGGCGGCGAACTTCGCGCAGCCCCAGACGTTGCAAATTTTACCGCTGGTTTTGGGTTGTCGCCAACACCTGCCGCCGCAGATGTCATTCATGGCGTAGTGACTATCGTTAATATTACAGCGACAACATGGGTGTATTCTTTTGTAGGCGGCACTTCAAATGCACCTACTAACTTAGTTGGCGGCGGTTCTTCTGCATCATTAAGCGGTGCTTTAGACCGCGTTCGCGTTACAACAGTCCTTGGTGTAGACACCTTTGACGCGGGCACTATCAACATCTTGTACGAGTAAAAATCATGGACAGAATTGAAGTGAATGTACAGACGGGCGAGGTTAAGATTATTGTTGAGGAGCCTGTTCCAACGCCTGAACCAGAACTTGAGCCTGTGCCAGAATGAGAGAACAAGTTCAACAGATCGAAGATATGATGCAGGGGATGCCCCCTGCATTTTTGCCTATTAAGCACTACTTTGCCAATGGGATGTACGCCCGCGAGATGTTCATGCCCGCCGGTACGATCCTCACCGGCGCTGTTCATAAAACGACACATTTTTGCATCCTCTCCCAAGGCCACGTCCATGTTATCTCCGAGGATGGTATTATGGATCTCGTAGCGCCGGTCACCATTGTCTCGCAACCGGGTACAAAACGTGCCATCCACGCGCTTGAGGATACGGTCTGGACAAACATCCACGCGACAAACGAGACGGATCTTGATAAGCTGGTCGAAGAACTTACGGAATCAACAGTTGACCAATTGCAGGGCGGTGATAATAACAAGCAGGAGCTTGCCTACGCCGACCAACTGAAACTGGAGCATTAAGATGGCTTTTATTATCGGGGCAGTGATTGGCGCAGGCGCATCGCTCATCGGCGGTGCAATGGCATCGTCGTCGGCGAGCAAGGCCGCTAGCACGCAGGCTAGGTCAGCGGACAAAGCTACCGCGCTTCAGAAGCAGATGTACGAGGAAGGCGTTGTTCGCCAGAAACCGTTTTACGAAGCCGGCATAACCGCACAAAATCGGTTGTTAGATATTCTTGGCTTGAGCGACCGCACGACTGCTGAAGGATACGGGTCGGGCGTAAGACCATTCGGCATGGATGATTTTCGCGCCGATCCTGGTTAC